TTGAGAATTGATTTAAAAAATGAGTTTAAAGATCTGCCAGCAAATACGATTGCCGAAAATTTGATTAGATTAAGAAAGTTAAATAATTTAACTCAAAAAGAATTGTCATTAATTATAGGTATTAGTAAATCGAGTATATCAAAATATGAGCGTGGCGAGTTATTCCCCACAAAAGATCAATCAATAAAACTATCTAGCTATTTTAATATTAATAGTAAATATTTTTACGATCCGTATTTAGAATCTATGGATAACTTTCATCAATATTTATCCACCGTACTTAATAAAAATATCCACATTAATAAGGATAAGTTGTGTAAATCTTTGGATATATCTAAAAGAACTTTATATAGGTATTGTTATAAAAATAATGTGCCTACTCGAAGTGTATTTGAAAAGATGAAAAGTTATTTGAATACTTAAAATTAAGACTTATTCTCTCAATTCAATTTTATGTAATTAAATAATGATTATTTTTCATCTTCGGTACTCTAAAATATAAAAAATGTGGCAAATAGCTATATTTTAAAATTTGCCACATTTTTTTATATTTTAATTTTCTAAATTACTTACAGCATATTGTGCTTCTTCTTCAGTAAATTTTTCTCCAGCATCTGATACTAGTTGGTCATGTATAGCACTCTTAGACATGTTCATTTCATTTTGATATATTTTAGCTTTAGCTAATGCATTCTTTTTCCAATCTGCTTTTACATTATCTACAGCATACTGTGCAGCTTCTGTAGGAAATTTCTCTCCAGCATCTGATGTTAATTGCTCATATAATCCTTTTTTAGATAAATTCATTTGGTTCGCATACGTATCGGCTTTTTTTAATGCTGATTGATATTCCTTAGGTACATTATCTTTTGTATCCTTTGTAGTATCTTTTGCCTTTTCTTGTTTAGGTTCATCTTTGCTGGCATTAGCAGTTGATGTATTAGTAGTTTCTTGAGATTCATCTGTTGTATTCTTACCTTTGTTTCCTCCTGATGCCAAAGCACCTATTATCACTACCAGAACAATTAATATAAACCACCATCTTTTAAAAATAGGCTTTTTATTTTTTCCTCCACAGCTTGGGCATGTTTTAGCACTTGCAGCTATTTCTGCTCCACACGTTTTACAGTTTATCATTTTCGACATTATTATTTCCCCCTTATTTACATTTATACTATAATTGTATATTATTTTATATCATTGTCAATAAAACATTATTTTTGTAATTTTGTTAATTAATTATTTTATTAGAATATACTTTTATAATTTTATGTATATTTTATTTTAATAATGTTAAGAATTAAGATACGATTTCCTATTTTTAATAAATAAAGAGATAGCTTGGACCATTATTCTCCTAATATTTTTTTGCTATCTCTTTTTTTGCAAAAAAATAAGGGTAATAAAGATTTCTCTTTACTACCCTACAAGACTTAATGCTTAAAAAAGAATCTTGTAATTATCTTGGGAGTCTAACGCTATCCACTATCGCTGTTAGCTTTGTGTGTAACATTATAATATCATAATTACATAAATTATACAAGACTATTTTTATCTGATTTATAAGATTTTATTATATTAAAGCAAAAAGGTAGACTAAGTATTCTACCTAGTCTACCTTTACTAAACAGAGTATATGCAATTTAGTAATAATCATTATACCATATTACTTTATATCATAAAACCAGCTTCCCAAAGTTTCTTTTAGCTCTAGGCATTTGCTCATAGATAGATTTTGAGTTTCAATCCATACCCCTTTTTCGTTTCCTCTGAAATAACACCTAACACCTTTAAAATATTGGAGCACATACTCAGCATCAACACCATTAAAACTATTATCTCCTTGATAGCCATTAGGTAAATAGTTTGTAACAACATATCCAGTGTTTTTATTTAATATTCCTTCATTAAACTCATTCATATCGCAATCAGTATTTATTCCATCTACTGAACTAGTTTCGCTATATTGATGGCCTACTCTATTAGTAAAGAAATTAGAATTTAATTGCCATGGGTCATTATTATAGTTTGCTTCCCATAATGGATAATCTGCAATTCTATTATCTAAGTTATCCATAAAACTAGTATAAGTATAAATACCTATTTGCATATTAGATAGCTCTTTAAATTTAGCAATAAATCTTAAAATATAATCCATTAGTCCATCAAAATTAGTTTCCACATCTAGCATCGGAATGAGATCACTGGTTTTATCTTTTATAGCATTATAAAAATTATTAGCCTGAGTTTCTGGCTCACTAGTTCCAACTAAGAAATGATAGAATCCTGTTTTTAATCCTGCGTAATGTGCATTTGAATAATTAGTATCTAAATAACTATCTTTAAATGTTGTCCCCTCTGTAGCTTTAATGTAAACAACTTCTACTCCTGCTGCTTTTACCTGGTTAAAATTTATATTTCCGTTATGATTGCTTATATCTATGCCTTTCATTTATATCTTCCTTTCTATAATAAAAAAATAAGAGCATCCCTCTAAAGGCTACTCTAAAAACTATGCTGTAACTTGTTGTGTGCTTGTATCAGCGGGCTTTACCATTAATGCTTGAACTTTATCAAATTGTTCTGTTAATGCGGCCAATTCAGCTTTTAAATTATCATTATCATTTTGTAGCTGTTTAAGTAAAGTAGAATTATCTACAACTACTGCTTTCCCTTGGTTTATCTCTCCAGCAATTGCTTGCCTAATTTCTGTTACGTCACTTTGGCTTAATTCAGGAAACTTTGCTAATAGTAATTTATCAAACTGATCTGCTTTAGATATCATCTTTTCCTCTGCAGTTTTACTTATTCTAAAGTTCTCGTCTACTATATTCCAAATAGCTTTACCCACAGTAATATAATTTTTACTCTTTAATATAGCTTCTTCTAATCCACTTTTTATTAATTTACTTTCTAATACCTTAATAATTAATTTCAATGCTGTTCTTATCATTTTACATACCTCCAATTATTTATTAAATATTCCTGTTTGAACTGCATAAAAAAAGAAGCTAATTAAAGCTCCTCCCATTGCGGTTATAAACCACTTCATCATACTAGTTAAGTTTTTAAGATTTTCACATAAATTTTTAAGTTCTGTCTTTAGTTCTCTTCCATCCTGTTCAAGCTTATCAATCCTATCTCCATGATTATTAAGTCTTCTTTCGTGAGTTTCAATTTTGTCTTTCACTAATTCTTCATTCATATTACACCTACCTTATTTGAAATCTTTATAAAAGTGAGCAATAAAAAAAACACCCTCTTGGTGCAATTCATCACTTATACCTTTATTTCTTTACAATTACTATTATATTACTTATAATTATTAAATTTTTATACACTTTCTATACTTTTTATTAAATTTACTGATACATTCTATTTTCCTATGATGCAGAAACTTTTATAAAATCTTCTCCTGTTATTTGCTTAAATTGGTCTGCTGTAATATCTGCAAATTTATTGGTATCTGTAATAACTGCTTGTCTTAAATAATCTGCATCTATTATTTTAAAATCAAAACACATTTTCCAAAAATAAAAATCATTATTCATTATTAATTACCACCTTTCAATGCTGTTATTTCAATTTTTAAATCTGCAATTGCCTTGAGTGCACTTGCTAACATTGTATCTTTTTTTATATTCTCAATTTTTATTGCTACTATTTGTTTTAATGCAGTTTCTTCTGCTGTTGGCTCTATTTTTAGTACTGGATAGGCTTCGTTTAATTCTTCTTGTGTTGCTGTTTCTATCCATTCAGTACCTGTCCATTTGGGCTTTAAATATTCAACATTTCTTCCGTTAACAACTTGAGTTTTTGTTATATACTCAACCGCTCTTTGTCCCTCTATAAGTACAAAGTGTTGGGGATTATCATCTTCGAAAAGTACAGTTTTCTCAATTACAAAACCATTTGTGTCTATTATTGTTTTAATTTCACGCATACTATATCACTCCTCAATCAATTAAAAATTCAGCTGAAATACCAACATAATCTGCTGTGTTATAAACATTGTTAGTTGCTCCCCAAAATATAACATTTCCATTTTGTTCAATTGAAAACATTATTGTATTATATCCATTTTTTGCTCCAACAAAAACTAATGATTGGCTTGGTCTAAACCCAACTGGTAATGTTGCAATAATAGTATTTATAACACCAATATTAGTAACAAAACCTTGAATTTGAATTAATTTACCAATTCTTCTGTATCTTAATGTGTATATAGTATAATTAGTAACTCCATTTAACAATGGTAATCCCATCCATGCTGTATCTATAGATTTATTCGTCAAATATGATAACACCGAGCTAACATCTGAATCACCATATTTAACAATACTGGCATCTGTATGCGGATAATAAGTATTTCCTTTATCATCTTGCATTTCTATTTTATTTATTGACATCTTTTAACCTCCCTACATAGTCTTTAAGAACAATTTAATATCTGTTCCAGTTGCATATGTTGTACCAAATTTAATACTTGCGCCATCAGCTCCAGCTGGACCTTGTGCCCCAGTTGCACCCGTATCACCTTTGGGGCCTTGCGAGCCTGTTGCTCCTTTAATGTTTCCGGTCAGAACCCATGAACCGGTTGCCTTGCTATAAACATCAAAATTGCTTGTGTTTAAGTAAAAATCTCCTGTTTTCCCTTGCGTAGTTGGAGTACCACTTCCTAATAGCCACGTTGCACCATCAGCCCCTTTTGAACCTGTCGCCCCAACACTTCCAGTATCTCCTTTCGGTCCTTGTATACCTTGAATACCCTGTGGTCCTTGTATGCCTTGTGCTCCACTAAGATCTGTTAGATAAGTATAAGAGGTAGTCCCTTTTATATATAATTTTGCATTATCAGTATCGTTAACATTTCCAGTATCTATTACTACAAATTGCCCTTGCTTAACCCCATCTGTAGAATAGCCTGAATTCATAGCTGAAATTGATGAATATGTTTTAGCAATTGTAAATGGATCTCCTGCAGGACCTTGTACCCCTTGAGGGCCCTGCGCACCAGTTGCTCCTTTTAATGCTCCGCTATCTAATTTTTGCTGAAATGTTTGTCCATCTGCAAATGTTACTGCGTCTGCACTCGTTAATACATCAACTTCCTGTAATACTGCACCTGTACTTTCATTGAGTAATTGTACTCTAACTTTTTGCAACCCCATTATATAATCATTCCTTTCCTAATTCATTAAACTATTTTAATTCCCATAGTGGGACTTACTTTTATATTCTCTGTATTACCACCACTTATTTTGTCTGTAATTTTGAAATATAACGTATTACTTTTCCTGTCTGCTATAGCTGGTAAGCTTTCCCCAATATACAATTCCATCTTTTTTGCTACCTGAGCATTAATCTCTTCTACAACAAAATTCTTTAATACTTCTAGTGTGGCTTTTCTAGTCTTATTACCTTGGCTGACTGGAAATAAATCAGTAGATTCCAATTCAAGTGCTAATATAAAATCTTTAATCTGAGCCATTTTAATCCCCCTTCCCTATTTACATAGTCCAGACTTTTCCATTTTCGTCTATAATACTTTCTAGTTTTTCATCCGTAATTGGAATGTCATTAGATATAGCATCTAGTAAATTAATAACATCATTTATTCTGTCCCAATTATTTTTATCTACTTTTGTAACATGAATATCAGTATTATTAATATGATCTGTATACTTTTTATTTGTTTGTATCAAATCTATGATTGTATCCTCTGCTAAATCAATTTCATTTTTTAATTCTTCTCTAGAATCATCAGCTATTGCTATAGTATTTTCTAAATTGTTTTTAGCCGTTTCACTATTAGTAATAGTAGTTTTCAGATTGTTATTAGCAGCCATAGCAGTCTCTATATTTTCAAAGAAATCACTTGCTTGATCTAACTTATTTTCTAATTCTTCCAGTAGAGTATAAGTGGCTGTGCTTATACTTGCATCAATGGATATTGTACTTTCAATAATTATCAAAACTAAGTTGAAAGTAGCCTTTTTCCTTCCCGTAATCTTGTCAATAAATTGTAGTTCTATAGGTGTTTTCCCTGCTACGGTTGTAAGTTGTTCATGTGCTTCAATATTTACTATATTCCCACTTGCAGAAATTCCAATATGCTCTTGTATTAATGGCACTTTGTCAGCTTTCATTGCCCTTAGCCTTATTCTATAGGACGATACATTTACAGCAACACTATTATCAAATATACTTAAAATTAAATTTAAGCTATCATTCTGCTTACATTGAACATAAATATTTAAATTTTGCTTTAAGTCTAAACTTGCAGTTAAATCTTGTATATCCATTTAGTTATCCTCCTTTCCATTATTCTCCCGAACCACTATCTGATGATTTTGAAGCGTCTATCATATCCTGTATTATTGATGTTAGCGATTGCCCCTTAATCCAAAAGTTTCCGTTAGCTCCAAAATCGCCATCAACCGTACAATCTCCTAAAAGTTCTGTTGTACCTTCGATATGAACATTTTTCTTAAACCGAGCATGGTCTGGAAATAACAGTGATGCTGATTCACTATCCATTACAACTGATATTTTAGATGTATAGCCATTTTCGTTTGTAATCTGTATTCCAGTCTTATCTATATAACAACATTCCTCATCACCATCTTCTACTGCGAACCCCTGTATAGCAGTACATTTACCATCTACATTAACTGTAAATACTATATCACCATTACTATTTTTAACTAAGATTTTCCCATTGTTAACAGTAAGCCCTTCTGCATCTATTGTTACATTGGTACCACTTGCTTTAGAACAAGTAACCTTAAACGCTTTTTTAGATAATTCAGTTGTAACTCCATCTTTACTTGTCTCTGTTATTTGATTTATCTTATTACTGGCTGCATTTGCTGTAATCGCTGTGTCCTTTATAATGTCAGTTATATCTTGCTTATTAAAACCAATTTCAACGCTCTTATATTTATCTAGTAGAACATTGTAAATGGTTTTGCTTACATTACCTTCTAAATCTAAATTTAAAATCTTATGTTTCACTGTTACGATATCACTTAAATAAACCTTTTCTATTACGTTATATTGCTTATATTCTTCGGCTTTTCTAAGACTTATAAGGTCGATTTCATAATTAAATGTAGGTTGGTCTACTTTGTTAGATATAAACATATTATTGCAAGTTTCACGCATAGTAGTGTAAGCTTCCTCTTCAGTTATTTGGTTTTCTCCTTTTTCTCCGTCTCCATCCCAAATATTTAAATTTAATTCTACTTCTTTAAAATATTTCTTTTCATAATTAGCCACTTTGGGTGATTCAATCACATACTCAGGAATTCTATAATCTCCACTCTTAGGAATAAGAACTGTTGTAAGATCTGTATCATCAATAGTTTCTTTTATGCTAGAAATATTTTTACCATACAGTATCTTAAAATTTCTATTTTTCCCTCTAGAATCAACTATATCAAATACATTATTATCAATGATGAACTCCCCACCGTATTCACTTAATATGCTATTTTTGCTGCCTATAAGAGCACTTAATACAGTCCCTTCTTGTATATTTACTGTTACGTTTCTATTAGTATTTGTATCTAAATTCCCTACAACAAAATTATGTCTTTCTAACGCTGCATCTAGCACTATTTGTATAGCTTCTTTTCTAGTTTTACCTGTAATCGTCATAGCTTTTATATAATTAGAGCCTAAATCAGCTATTAATTTAGCTTGTGCATAAATTGTTACAGTTGTACTGGTTTTATCAGCTTTCCTTATTCTAAATTGTTGCTCGCCCCTTGTATCCATAACTGGACATGTTATAATGTTACCTCTTAATAGATACTTACTAAGTTCTTTTTGATCTTGCAATGGATATTCTAAATCAAGCGCAAACTCTCCATTAACTGCTTCTGTAACATCACTCTTTATAGCTTCATTCAAAACCCACTTATTGCCTTTAAAATTCTGTTCTGTACTATTCCATAATCTAATCATTATAAGCATCTCCAATTTGGTATTATTTCAATTTTAGCTATATTTCCAACCCATGTTATAATATTTTTTCCAATATCAAAGTATGGGAAATCTCCCTCCATAAGATCCCCTTTATCCTCCGTTACTTCCATTATTTCCGATAGTATAGTTATGGATCCACTCAAATTAGATATATAAAAAGCTCTACCATTAATTGTTATAGTAATGTTTCCAGAACCATAAACACTCAGAATAGGCAAAGCTTTATAATTTCCAAAATTATTTAATATTGTTCCACTTGTAGTCACCATTAAAATTTTTTTACCAGATATAAAGTATTTAAAAGGCTGACATCTAAACATTATTGGGAAGTAATATAATTTATTTGCAACCAATTGCTCTAAAGGAATTTTATTATTAATTCTAGCTTTATAATAAAAGTTCACATCATTTCCGAATATCACTTCACCAGAGCCCCTTAACCAATTACAAATTTTATATGGATCATCGCCAACATAATGAGCATCAACTTCTTTAGTATCACTTTCATATCCTCCAAGCTCTGTTAAATGGCCATCCATACCATCAACTTCAATTTCTTCACTTTTAGGTATGCTAATTGATATTTGAGGTAACTTTTCTGTTATCAAATCCATATCATCACTATTTATGTTATTCCATATAAACATCTTCTCCCTCCTATTTAACTGGATTCTTTTTTGTTATAAATGCCAACTCCTGACTCAGTTGCTTTACATCTTGATTACAATTATTATTGAAATTTTCAATGTTAAGTATTACTCCACCATTTGATGATGCTATAATATCATCATTTGTATTTACTCTATTTTCAGAATTATTAATGGCATTCATCTTTACACTAATATCAGTTGATAGCCCTTTAATTGATTGAACAACTTTATTCTTATTTTCCTCGATTCCTTTTGCTAATCCTTCCATAAAATCAGGCATCCAACTTTCATACTCTGTTAATGGTCCTTCATCTGGAACTGAAAAGTGTAGATAACTTCGTATTTTTGCTGCTAATGCACTTACTACATCTTCAACTTTTCCTATAGCATCTTTAATTCCCTTTACTATTCCATCTACAAAATCAGTACCCCATTCATAAGCTTTACTTGGCAATGAAGTTATAAATTCTATAGCACTGTTGAATCCTTCTGTTATATATGTGCCTAATGTATTTAATATAGATCCTGCACCATCTTTTAAATTTTGAAATATGCTAACACCCAAATTGTATAAAGTTGTAGGCAGATTCTGAAAGAAAGAAATAATTCCATTCCATATATTTGTTACTTCTGTACTTATCCCTTGGCAAATACTTATAATTATAGTTTTAAATCCATCCCAAGCAGCTTGTGCGACTGATTTTATAGTTTCCCATAGCGAACTAAAAAAATCTTTAATTACATTCCATACGGTTGTAGTGATATTAACTATTCCGCTCCATTCTGTTTGCAAGAAACTAACTATAGCCTGCAATGCTCCTGAAAAGACAGTTTTTATACCTTCCCATATCATAGAAATAGATTCTTTTAATTTATTAAGTATACTAGCTGCATCTGATTGCAGCTTAGTAAAGTTTCCAGTAACAAGATCTAGTATTAAAAGTATTGCTCCTAAAAATACTGTTTTTATTGTCTCCCATATCCCTGTAAAAAAAATATTTAACCCATTAAATATGGTTTGAATCCCACTTATGACTCCAGCAAATTTAGTTGTAATAAATGTTATTATTGCAGTAATAATTGTACTTGTAGTTGTTTTTATAGAATTCCATATATTCGTAAATATAGTTCCTATACTACTCAAAGTACCTTGTATACTGGTCTTAACATTATTAAATAAGTTACTAAACCACTGTGGAATCCCCTGAAAAAATGCGACTAAACTATTCCAAGCATTAGGTATCGTTACAGTAAAAAATGCTATAAGCTCATTTAATACATCACTGGCCACACTTTTTACATTTTCCCATAGACTAATCCAAAAGGTTCTAAAACTATCTGAGGTATTCCAAAAATAAATGAATGCTGCTACTAAAGCACCTATTATTGCTATTGCAATCCCAATAGGACCAGTTATAAAAGTAATTGCTCCTGCTAGTATTGTTGATGCAGTGCTTGCTGTAGTAACTGCTCCCGTATATAACGCTACAGCTCCGCTAATAGTTGTAAATATAGTTGTTGCTACTCCAACTATTGTCGCTATACCACTTATCAATCCTGCTACTGGTGCTATTGCTGCAATTAAAGCCAAAATAATTACTATAACTTTTTTTGTGACATCATCAAGTCCTGTGAACTCTTTTGCTAAGTTCGAAACATATTGTGCAATGCTTGCAACTATTGGAGCTAACATAATTCCAATACTTGTTGCAGCTTCTTTTGCACTTTCGCTAGCAACTCTCATACTGTTAGCTGCACCGTCACTTGTTCTTGCAAAATCCCCTTGGGCATTTTTAGTCATTTCCATTACATAGTTGTACCTTAATTGCACTTTTTCAGCTTGTGTCATATCCTCATATTTCTTTGATATTCCCTGAGCTAGTGCATACTCTTTTAAGGTACTATCCTGCATTATAATACCTAATGATTTAAGCGATTCACCTTCACCAGTGAATATTCCTTTTAATGCATCTTGTGCTTGATCTATTCCTATATTCTTAAAAGATGCTAAATCTCCAGATAATCCAACTAATGACGTTGACATATTTGCAGCTTCATCAGTAGATAAACCCATTGCAGTTCCCATATCACCAAATAAAGCTGACATATCAAGAGCTGAACCTTGTGCAATACCAAAGTTATCGAGGGTTGTCTTACTCCAATCCTCAACGCTCTGCGAACTATCTTTAAATGCAACTTCAACTTTATTTTGACTTTCTATAAAGTCACTTCCCATTTCAAAAGATGCTGCTCCTAGACCTACTATTGCAGCAGTTGCTGGTGCCATCTTTCCTGCAACATTACTAGCTGAGTTGCCAATTTTATCGGCTGTTCCTGATATTTTACTCAATGTAACATTACTCTTTTCAGCTTCATTTGCTAAGTTTTTCAACTGTTCTTCTGTTTTTAATACTTCTCGCTGTAAAGCTCTATAGTGTTCTTCACTAACTTTTCCTTCTGCAAATTGCTGCTCAACTTGTCTTTCAGCTTCTTTAAGTGTATCAAGTTTTACTTTAGTATTTTGTACACTTTCAGCAAGTAATTTTTGCTTTTGCTCTAATAAGGTTGTATTAGTTGGATCTAATTTAAGTTGCTTGTTTACTTCCCTAAGTTCGCTTTGTAAATCTCTACTGGTTTTATTTACTTCTTTTAATGAATTGTTTAAAGGAGCTGTATTTCCACCAATTTCTACAGTTATACCTTTTATGTTGTTAGCCATAATAACCTCCCTTCCAATAATAAAAAAGAATCAATTCACTAAAATTAGTAAACTAATTCTTCCCCATCTTTTCTCTTAACGATTCTCTATCTGGCTTAGTTTGTTCCATTATCCAACACTTTTCAAGATATTCGCTGCCTTCTTTTGTCTGCAAATGCTTATATACAATAGCATCTCTTAACAATAACCAATATTGAAATACTTCTAATTCATCAACTCTATCAAAGTCATATCCAGTATAATTACTTACCGTCTTCTCTTCAATTGTGTTAACTTCATAATGCCCTTCGTCACTATCCATTGGATAATAGGGCACTTTTAGTTTGGGGAATTTTTGTTATTATTAAGCCATTTAAAGTATTCTGTTAAAAGCTCTTTCATCTGATCTGAATCTAATTCTTCAATATATTTATCTGGAACTTTGGATTTTGCTCTATTTTTATTCAAAATCATCTTTATAGCTTCCGTCAATTCATCAATTGCATCTTCTCCTTTTGATTTAGATATAGATGTAATCTTCTTTAACACCTTAAGTTTTGGAGGTTCTGCTTCTACAATAATATTGCTTATTTCTTCTCCAACATCGTTTGTTTCTGTTAATTTTACTTCAAAATATCTTTTATTTATCGAACTTATATCAAACATCTATTTACCTCCTAAAAATTATTGTGTCACTACTGGAATATCTTCTTGATACATAATCAAAGTACCTTCATTATCCATAGGCGCAGCTTTAAATTCAGCATCGACAACAGTTTCTTTATCCTTTGTAAATTTAAAAGAAAATCCAGCTTGATTATTACCAACTATAGTAATTCTTATATCTCCATCTGTCTTATCTTCATGAACAAATCTGATAATGTATCTCTTACCGTCTTGGTTATTCAATCCACCAATTTTAACAGTTCTCTTTCCATCTGCTTCTGTAACTCTTGCTGTGCTTGATAATTTAGCTAGAGTTTTACCATTCCAAGTTAATACTCCACTTTTTAATGTTGCATCTTCATCTGTAACAATTGTTTTTTGTACTAGTCCAAGATCATCCTTTGCCTCATAAAATTTAGGTTTATATTCAAGTGATGCGCCCCCTTGAATTAGTCCTAATTGGTTATCTTCAGTCTCAATTAAATCATCTGCTGGTATTGAATTAACAAATTCGGTCACATACAGTTTTCCACTTCCTAATACAATCTTTTCGCCATCTGTTGACATTATTGTGTCCCTCCTATTTTTTCGTAAATATTAAAATCGTACACAGTTTGAAAGAATTTTTCACTATCAATCCATGCACGATTTTTCTTAAATATTATTGCTTTCTCATTTAGTAACTTCTCAATGCTAGCCTCTTTTTCTCTATTAATACGTTCAGAATACATTTCAATAGTTATACTTCTATCTGCTAAACAATTCTTATCATCTGCCCCACCTGTTTTTATATCATCATCAAAAACTATATATGGAAGTGGTGGAGGTTTTAAAAAACATGTTTCTGCTACACTCATTCCAGTTAACTCAAGCCATGTTTTAATGTCCAGCATTTTCTATTGCCTCCTTCGCTAATTCTTCCATGCGTTTCTGAGCAATCTCTTCACCATACTTTATATGAGGATAAGCACTTGACCTTCCCCCATCTCTTAAAGCATGACCTTTTTCTAATAAATGTGTTAGCCTATGCTGTCCATTTACTACATACCAAGTTTTCCTTTTATTAAATTTATCTTCAAAAGATATTTTTACTCTAAAGGCCTTTACATATTTTCCTGTAGGTTGTCTAAATATTATATGTTTTTTAATTTCTTCATTAACCTCTTTACCTACTGTATCAACTGCTTTTTTCACATTGTCTGTAACTTCTTCCGTATACAGTTCCAAACTTTTAGCTATTTCACTTGCCAAATCTTCAATATTAATTGCATCACTCACTAGACTTCACCCCAAACATTTCTAATTGTCTTAGAGTTAAATCAATACTTAATGGATTACTATCAAAAATATCTTGCGCGAGCTCTATATCATATCTTCCTAAGTCCTTTATCTCTAATGTATCATGAATATCTATTCCTTGCAGTTTTGGTATTCTAATCACTGCATCAGTTTTTACTTGTGCCGCCTTAGCAGCGTAATGTCTTCCAAAACCTAAAACTCTATTTTCAAAACCAAGGCCTCTAAACTTATAATTTTTATTGCCTTCTTCATCTTCAGTATAAATATCACATAATCCATCTTTAAAACATGTAAAATCTATATTAGGTACTTTGATTTTCATCTGCAACACCTTCTTCCACTTGCTGATCTATCATAGCCTGTGCCTGACACATTAAATGTAATGATAATAATTCACCTTGAAAATTTCTTTCAAACATTTCTAATGCTTGAGAATTAGCATATCTGCAATAATCAAATAATAATGTTCTTGGTAAATCTTCTTCCTTAAAATCAAGAGTGGCCACGCCTGCTATATTAGTTAGACGTGTCATTCCTCTTTTAATCATTCCAGAAAGATTTCTGTCTGTCTTTTCATCTTGCCAAGTTATATGAAGATAATCTTTTACATCTTGTAATAATATGTTTAATTCCTCTTCTGACATCTAAATCACCTCACTAGGCTTGTTCTTTTGTATTAACAGTACCCTTTACAGTTACTTCTTTAACTGAAGGTGAAAGATTAGTTATATCAAGATATAAAAAATCAGTATCAGCTGTAGCTCTACCATTTCCAAGTAACTTAATCAAATAATATCTTTGGTCTTCCAAAAATTTATATTCATCTGAATATTCAATAGTGCCACCTTTACTTGAGCCACTGCCTAATCCCATCTTATATTTACTTGCTAATCCAAGTATTGCCGTACCTTCTTCTACTTGCTCTGATTGGATTATATTTTGAATTTCAAAAGGATCATTTGTAATTCCTAGCACATAATTTAATCTTTTAATAGATCTAATTGCTGGCATTACTTTCTTGAAATAATCAAATGGATTGCAAATAAATACAATATCATTTGCATTTACTGTTCTTGATTTCTTAGGATCTATTGGATCTTTAGCAAGTTCAGCATATAATTCTCCTAAAACTGTATCAGAAAATTCTGTTACTACCCTTTTTTCCTTTGCTGGATAACCATCAGTAGATGATACTGAAACCCCATCATGAATATCTCTAATCATTCCAATTGGTTGATCTTTTCCTGTTCCATTTATTATTCCTTCTTCAAGTCCATATGCAACTGCTTCACTTAAAATAGCTCTTACATATGCATCCATCCATTGTGGCCCAGCTGCTAACATATCTTTAGCAACTGGCATAAATGCAGATAATTTATTTAAACTTATATCTACTGATCCTATTGCTCCTGAAAGTTCTTTTGCTATTTCTGAAGTTATTTGTCCCCAAACTGCTAATTGTTTTCCTTGCTTATTGTAAAGCATCTTTTTAACAGCAGTCATATTCTGAAAATCAACTAAATTTAATAATGGATGATTTGCTTTTAAATCATCCATTACATTATCAATAACCGTAAATGGTAATGCTATATCTAAGTCAGTAATTGTTTGCTTAGGATTTGAACTTTTAGCAGCATCAATCCAACTTTGATAAAACTTAGTTTCCTTTTGTGTTAATTGATGTATTCCTCTTTTTTGGAGTATTTCTTTATCTCCTGTTTCTTGATAAGCTTTTACATCATTAAGCACCTCTTGCTGCACTCCTGTAGCAAACTCAACAAATGCATTAATCATATCCTCTTGATTTTCTGATTGCATAGCAGTTGAAAATGTTTGTGTTAATTCTTGCTTTAATATATCTTTTGATTTCATTATTTATCATCCTCACTTTTTTTAATAAATTTTTGTCTTAGTATTTCATAATTATTTTTTTGACTTATAAATTGTTGTGGTACTTTAGGTATTGGAACTTTATTGTTCATATGTTGAGTAATAAATGACTTATATTGCTGCTTAGCCTCTTCGATAATATTATTTTCTTTACCAGTAATTTGATCACATAATCCATATTGAAAACATTCTTCAGCACTTAACCATGTTTGATTGTCCAATAATTCATTAAGTGTATTTTCATCAAGTTTATCTCCAGCTTTCATTAAATAGCTTGAACAACTTGCTTTATCAATAACATCTAGGTCATTAGCTGCCTTTCTTAACTGCTCTGAATTTCCATATGCATAAAGGCTTGCATGATGTATCATCATCAATGAGTTAGGACCCATAATAACATTATTGCAAGCCATAGCAATTACACTTGCTATACTGCAAGCAAATCCATCTATATATGCAGTTTTTTGTGCTGGATGTCTTTGTAATTGATTAAATATTCCAAGTCCTTCTTTAACCTCTCCACCATACGAATTAATATATAAATTAATTTGTGTTGCATTAGGCGTACTTTCAAGTACTTTTTGTATATGCTTTGCACTTGTTTCACTTTCTTGAACTTCTCCTGTCCACCAATCACAACTATCACCTTCTATATCATCATAAAGATAAATATCTAATTGATTTTCAGCTTTTTGTAATATGTTCCATAACGCTTTACTCACTATTTTCCTCCCCTTCCACGTTATCTATTTGATTTATTTCTTGATAATTTTTTGTTATCCAATGCTTCATACTCCAATCTGTATTTAATGTTGTATCTTTAAGCTTCTTTCTCAATTCATCAATGCTGTACATTCCAGTAGAAATAAGCTTATCGATTTTTTCAGCAATAGCAAAAATATCTAGATGTTTAATTGTTGTGGTATCTATATAGAGATAATTCCCTTTAAGAAAATTACTTTTACCATATCTTTTACGGTTAATTTCAGTTTGAATAATATCAACTAAAGGATCTATACAAAATGTCAAAAAATTATTAGTAATCTTTTCTATATCTGCAATATCACCTTTTAGTAAGCTCGGTGGAATCTTTAAAGATTGAGCTGCTCTTATAAATGCATCATCTAATAACTTACTAATATCTCCAAGCTCATTACTTGATTTTTTGCTTCCTTCTCCTGTTATTTCTGTATAATCAACACCTCGTGGCAAATCAACAACTGCATTTTCAGCTTCAAAATAGCTCTTAAATTGATTTTCAAACAGATTGTTTATTTTTTTCTTTTCTTCTTCATTTCCACTAGCTGTAGTATCTCTTTTAACAATGCCTTTTCTTCCACCTGCACGTTTATATTTGCCTGTTGCTAATTTTAATAACTCACTATAGCCATGCATGAAATTATCAAAATATTGTTTTATATCTTCATTGTTGCATCTAAAATATAAAACATCACTCATGTAAAATGTTTTATCAAATGTATAATTTTTTCTTGTTACCTGGTTAAAATAATCTTCTTTAACTGCAAATTCTTCTCTATTAAAATAATCAGCTATAATTAATTGACCATTTATTTCTACCACCAATGCTTCATTTTCAATTAAAATTTTACTTAAAAGCTCTTGAAGAAATTCTGTACTATTCTGATTTAAGTTAGGTTCAATATTCCATAAATAATATTCATCAGCATTCACTTCTTTCTTATCAATAAATGTTTTAAATTCGCATTTAGATATACATGAAGCTATAAGATTAATCCCTACCTGCAGAGCAAATACATCTATAGATAAATTAGTACACACACTATCAAGATGCTCATTTACATAAATAGTATCTTTAGATCCAAATAGATCTCTTAAAAATCTTACAATTTTCAAAATTTCACCCCCTTTCTGGGCAAAATAAAAAAAGCCTTATCTCCTTAAGACTTTAACTTTCCTTATACTTAGTACTTTCTTCATCTGCCTATCACCTCTTAATATGTGTAAACTCCAAAATCTTCATAATTAATAACTTCAGCACTATCTGGTAAATTATCAATATCAGTACACATTGCTGTTACAAAAGCCATAAATCCATCTGTCTTTCTTGATTTAGGCTCAATCTTTGCAAATGTATAATTATCATATTTTTCAGCATGGAGGCATGTATTGTTTGTATACCACCTCATCAACGGATTATCTCCAAAAATAATATTTTGGTTAGTAAACGCACTGTTTATTATAGGGTAAATTCTCATTTGATCACTTGGTCTTGTAAGTTTAATATTATTAGTTCTCTTTTTATCTGTATCAAAGCCTACTTTTCTAAGTGATTTTGCCAATAATGTGTATCTATAATTATCCATTCCTAAGATAGTTAAATTATATTTTTCAGCCTGAGTTGCTAACCATTCAGCAGGAATATCTGGATGAATTTCAACTTCATCAACAAACGTTAAAAATCCTTGTTTTTCCCATTCATCTAAAGGTGCTTTTATCCTTTTTAAATCTTTGCTCTTTTTGCAAACCCACGAATGACTCATCCAGACATACTTTTCTTTATATTTAAAAAGTAGTCCAGCGCAAACAAAATCAGTAGTCTTAGCATAGTCAATTCCAACTCTACAAGTAGCACCTTCTAAATTAGGTACTTCTTGATTTGTAGCTAATATATTTTCCCATGATGTAACCTCTTTATCTTGGTTACCCTCTGGAAGATTCATTCTCTTAGTAACAAATTCAGTATATAGTTGTGCATTAGTTTGCATATCGATATATTCTTGATCCATTACTACTTGAAGATTTTTTAAATATCTAAATGATGGATTAGCCTTTTCCCACATATCACGATTTTCTAATTCTTTTTTATCATCTAAATGATACAATAGTGGGAATGTTCTACTATTCTTATTCTCACCATTTAAAATTGATTTAGACATCTCTAAATAATCATCAAGAACACCACCTCTTACATACCCATCTGTTGAAATCATAAAAGTTCTACAATGTTTTTTCTTCCCTAGAGCAGATTTAAAAACTTTGATGTTATTATAGTTTTCATACTCATGTATTTCATCAAATATAATACATGCTGGTCTAAGTCCATCCTTGGTTCTTGCATTAGATGTATGATACTTAATATAAGATCTAGTTCTCTTGTAAACTATTTTTTCTTTTGTATAGTAAAAAGCTTTCTGAAGTTTTTTACTATCTTCAATAATGTTATACACATCTTCAAAACTTGTTTTGGCTTGATCTTCACAATTAGCAACAATATCAACATTATATTCTTTAATTCCATGAAAGCTTGTAGTTAAGTACCATGAAACAGTAGAAATAAAGCCATTTTTCCCAGCTCCCCTTCCCATGTACAAAATAAAAGTATCAAAAACTAAAGTATCATCCTCATAATAACAATGTGAAAGTCCAATAATAAATTTTTCCCACGGTAATAATTTAAATGGAAAATACTCTTCTATTTTCAGAATAGCCTTTTCTATTTTTTCATGATCTATTATTACATTAGGCTGTGACAATTTATTTTTAACAAGTTTAATTGACTTCTTTATATCTTCATTAGTGACAACTTTTTTATTTTCAACTAAATCTATATATTCATCAATATATTTATTAAATATCATAGTCATCATCTACTTGAGGAACTGGCTTCAATCCCAATTCACTTAAGATTTTTAACATTTGTGCATTTGTTTTATTTAATTCTGAAATACTATCATTCTTTTTGAATCCATGTTGCTTACCATTATTCCAAATTACAGAAACACCACGCTCTTTTATATCCTCAATCAATCTATTCTTTATATTCCATAAAGCCATATAGTCTTCAATTAAATCTTCATAGTGCTTTCCGTATATTCCATTTGACTCCAACTGCTTTAATAAATCTTTTTTTATTTCATCAAATAAATTATTTCCCAGCCTTTGCACACTCTTTTTGCTGCACCCCTTTTTTTGTGTGCAATCTCGTGTCCATTTATATCTTTTTTGCCATGACTTAACAGTATTAATTGACACATCATATTTATCTGCTATTTTTTGATATGTCATTCCTGAAATATAATCCTCATAAGCTTTTTCACTTGTTGCTAAATTTTCCCTTTCATTCATTTCCACCACCTCTTTTCTTCGGATTTGCACCCTATTTTTATTGTGGGTGCACCCCCCATCATATGAATTCTCAAAAAATATCTTTTGTCTTGCCTACTACCCGTTCTCCCCATGCCTAGAGTTTTTACGTTTTTTTCACCCGGGGGTACTACCATCTTTCCTCATTTAGCTGAGGTTTAGGTTTGTTGTTGAACTTTTCAGGATGCTCTTCATCATGACAGCTATTACATAAAGATATTAAATTATCTAGTGTTAATGCAAGTTCTGGTCTTTTCCTTACATGTTCCTTATGATGTACACATTTAGCCTTGCTATATGTGCCTTTGGACTTGCACTTCTGACATTCATTATTATCTCTCTTTAAAGCTTCAGCTCTAACCTTTTCCCATAAAGCATTGTTATAAAAAGCTTTAATATTGTGATAACTTATTAGTTTTCTAATCCATTGTGCAAGCTCTGCTGTATCCATCCTCATTTCTCCTTTAATATTAAACATAATTCATATTGTGTTAACTTTTTAAAATCATTTTCAACGCCTTATTTTTTAAGGCTTAAGACTACTTATAACTATTCATTAGTTAACAGCACCTCATTTTGTTTACTTTTAGGGTAAATAAAAAAGATTTATATCTTAAAATCTCTTCTTGCTTGGTTCATTTTATCTTGAGTTATTCCAATATACTTTAATGTAATTGATTCTTTAGAATGATTGTACATTTGCATTAGAGTTGCTATATCTCCTGTTTTTTTATAATAATGAAACCCAAATGTTTTTCTAAGTGTATGAGTCCCTAGGTTCTCAATCCCAAATCTCTCTCCAATTTCTTTCATTATCTTCCAAGCCATTGTTCTTGATATCGCTTTATTTTTATTAATCTTTCTAAACAGATAATCTTCTTGATTCATATCAATACAATATTCTTTATACGCTTGTCTTAATTCTGGATTGATCTCAATTAAATTTCTTTTTCCAGTCTTCTTTTCTCTTATATCTATATATTTCTTATCTCTAACATCTTTTACCTTTAGCTTTAATATGTCTGATATTCTTAATCCTGTATATGTTCCTGTCATTATCAGCACGTAATTTCTGAGATTTTCTTTCTTGATGGTTGCTTGAATGTCATGGAATACATCAGCATCCCTAATAGGTTCAACAAAATTCATTCTTACCTCACCTGCCTTATTGCTCCTTTTACTCTTTTGTATACATTGTTATCCATACATTTACGTAAATCACTTGTTTCATTCTCTTTAAATATTTTTTTACTCCCACAGTGAGAACATGAAATATAGTATCCCTTTTTTATTGTGTCCTCAACTTCATCATTAATTAAAATGTTTGTCTTCTTACATTTACCACAAATACGAATCAAATATATTTCTTTCACATTCTCACCTTCTTCCAAACAAAAAGAAAGACAAATTGCTATACAAACAACTCATCTTTCCTATAATTTCTTTTTCTTATCCTTTTATCTATTTCTTTAAGGCTATTCTCGTTTTTTAACCTTTTAGGAGTATCAAAACTTACTATTGGAGCTACATTAACATCAATTACTATATCTCCATCTGAATTAGTTTTGTAGATAGATCTATTCTTTTTAATAAAAGTTGAATCACTCATAAATTGTTTTGCTTCATGTCTTGTGATTCTATCTATTTCTTCATTTCTAATTTTAGTTGCTAAATGAGAATTCTTAAACTCTTTTAGATTTCTATGTATACATTGCCTGACTGTATCTGATTTACAGTTTAATATAAATGCTATATCTACTGCATTATATCCTTGTAAGTATAATTCTTTCACTTTTTCTTTATCTAGCATAAATCTACCTCCTAAAATGGATATAGTTATTCCATACCAAAAACGTGACATTTCTTTTTATTGATTTTATGTTATCATAAACTTTAAGACATTTGTCAGACATTTTTGAGACATTTTCGGGACATTATATACAAATAAAAAAACATAGTTATACAATTCTTATCCACTGCATAACTATGTTTCTTTTATATCCTAATTATTAATTTTACTCAATCCAAGATCCATCATTGCCGAGAGTATAACCATCAATTACTGAATTACTCTCCATTGCTCCATTAGAATTGAAATAATACCATTTTTCGTTTATTTTCTGCCATCCTTTTAGCATAGATCCTAATGAACCATATTGACCATTACATAGATAGTACCAGTTATTGTCTGTGTCCTTAAGCCAACCAGTTGTTAATTTTCCGTCAGCATCTAAATGGAACCATTGACCTTCTACATCTTGTCCATTATAAGTCCAATCACCTTTTTGCGACTTATACCATCCAGTTACCATCTCTCCACTATTAGTATTGAAAAAATACCAATTGTTATTTACTGCTTTCCAACCAGTTTCCTTATTTCCATTTTCTTTTACTAAATACCATTTACCATTTGTATCTTGTGCCCATCCTGTCTTTTTGACACTTGTATCATTCGTAGTTTTATCAGTATTAGTAGATTCTGTATCTTTATTTGACTTCGAATGATGACTTGATGAACTTGAACTATTGCTTGACGCTACAATTTTTCCACTAACGCAATCAAAAGAATAATCACCATATTTAGCAATTAAGCCTATGTATTCATTCAAATCATGTCCAGTTAACTTATACGTTTTATGAGTTCCTACTTTCTCACTAAAGTTTGAATCTGAGTTATCTAATCTATACCATTCATAAGTTACTGCAGCACCTGTGGTAACTTCGTTTCCAACTTCATCTATAAGCTGTGCAGTTAAAGTTCTTCCTACTTTTGTTTCTCCAACAATTTTTGCTTCTGAAGGTATTGTTGGTTCATTACCTTCATCTGAATCTTTTACAATAACATTTACACTTGCTTCTAAGTTATTTGGATTTATTACACCATTGGGTAATGCTATTGTTCCTGTAAATGTATAAGTCCCTAATGTGTCTCCATCATATGCTGGATTTCCATCATTCCATACTACTGCTGCACTTGTTGTCGTGTTATCACTTAGTCCAACATCTACTGTATCTGGTAATCCTATGTCGCTTCTTGAAGTTCCCTTTTTAACATTAATATCTGAAGGGCTGCTAATTGAATCTACTTCTACAGGTGCAACAATAACATTTGCACTTGCTTCTAGGTTATTTGGATTTATTACACCATTTGGTAATGTTATTGTTCCTGTAAATGTATAAGTCCCTAATGTGTCTCCATCATATGCTGGATTTCCATCATTCCATACTACTGCTGCACTTGTTGTCGTGTTATCACTTAGTCCAACATCTACTGCATCTGGTAATCCTATGTCACTTCTTGAAGTCCCTTTTTTAACATTAATATCTGAAGGACTACTAATTGAATCTACTTCTACAGACGCAACTGAAATTATTAAAGTTCCAAGAGCTCTATGAGCAGAATCTCCGTTTCTTCCATAAATTCTAAATCCATAATGATATCCTTGGTGAAGATTTAGACTTGAGCTGCCAGTTAAACTATCTGTACCTCCACTAGCATAAAGTTGAACACTCTGTTCTCCATCTGGTCCATCTGCATATGCAGTTACTTTTGCTTGAGCTTGAAACCAAGAATGAAAATAACTATATGACCAATTATAATTAAAAGTTTCTGTGGAATCTGCAACACTATCAAATGTCCACTGTTGACCGTTAAATATTATATTCGAGTCTAGGTCATAAGCAAAACTTAAACTTCCATCATCATTTTTAGTTATTGTTGTTGTGCCTTCACCTGACTTAGTCCATGCACCAGATGACATATCAGCTGCTGAAACAGCATATGTTACATTAAACATGCACATAAATACAAGTACCATTACTAGCGATAATTTTTGTTTAACATATTTTTTCATTATTAATACCCCCTTTAACTAATCATATATATTAAAACATATTTTTTTACCAATTTAAACATTTTTAGTATAGTTTTTTTAATAAAATAAAACTTTTACCATTTAATCATTATTTTTTGAGTATATTTTAGAAAAATAAGAGTGTTTTTGCAGAAAATAGTTGTAAATTAATTCATTTTTCCAGCAATATCCACTTTTCTTACATTTATTTTTAATTAATACTTGAATAGGCATAAATAAAAAGTGCATATACTGCACTCTATAAATTTATCTTTTGGATAGCCCTATTCAATATTCTATTTATTTGTCTTTCAGTCCTATCAATTTCACTCGCAACTTTTTTCTTATCTTTGCAATCTATTAAAACTAATTTTACAACCTTATATTCTTTTTCAGGTAATAAATTTAAAATATTATCAATTCTTTTATTTTCATTTTTTAATCTATTAATTTCCTTAATTAAATCCTTTATTCTTATGTCACTTTCCTCAGATCCACTTAATTTTAAGTTTTCAATTTCGATTTCCAAATTATCAATCTTACATTTTCTTTCTCTGTAGATATTAAATATGCTTTTAATTTCTGCCATTCTTACCACCTATCCTTTATAATACTTTTATGTTATAATTTAGATAGATTGATTAGAGAATCTTCTTTCCATGATTCGTTCTCTAATTCAAATAGGTGTTCATTATGGACACCTTTTATTTTTAAATATTAGTATCATAAATTAAATTACTTGAATACTTTTTTTCAAATAGTACATAATATATTTGGTTATTGATTATATTATTATTAAAAAAATCCATTGTATGCCCCTTAATTGGGGCATATTTTGCGTTTAATATTAGAATTGTGCATTAAAAAAATCGCAAATTCATCTATTGAATAATACGACTTTACAATTTGTTATTTATTTTTAATGATTCATAATTTAAGAAAAGTACGTAATATATTTTACTTAACACCATAGATAGATTTTAATAAAGAAATACCTGTTGCTGTCTTAAAAATTTTTTCTATTGCATTATTAATATTTCCCTTAGAATAATTACTTTCGTCAGCATTCACAATATAATCTGCCTCAACCAAAATCTGATAGTCCAATCCAGTGATGTCCTTAAGAGTATGATGATGACCAACTAAAAAAATCACACGATTAATAAATTCTTCAGAATATCCAGTATCCTTTAAGAATTCAGCAACTAAAATTTCACCCTCTTCTTCTTGATATTTACCATTTGTATTTCCGTATTTTTCTCGACAAAGTGGACAGGCAATATCATGAACAATTGCTGCTACTTCTAACACAGTTTGTGTATTCTTATCTAATTTTTCACATTCTCCAATTGTTTTTGCATAAGCATATACCTTCATAAAATGATTAATGTCGTGAAGATTTCCGTTAGAATACTCAATCATCTTTGTTATCATTTCTGAAACTATCATAAAACACCTCCGTAATACTACAAATTCTTATTTATTTGACTCTATTATAATATATTTTTTTATTATACATAATTTATAAATTACTATTTATCTGCCGATTATATAAATAAAGTCAGTTCACAATTTTCTTCTATTACGAATCAATTATAGCATATTTTGTAAATATCGTATTATTCAATTTTCAAAGAACATCTTTTTTCATTTACTACCACGTCAAATCTAAATTCTGCATATTTACTTAATAAGTACACATAATAAAATTATTCATATTTGTTGTTTATATCAAAATATTAAGGTGGTTGTACTATGAAAAAATTTATACTTATATTTTTAATTTCAATATTTTTATTATTGAATCTGGCTTCTCCTATATTTGCTGCTAACATTTTTAAAGAGGGTGTCTATAAAGCATCTGATTTTAATTTTTCAGCAGAAAATACCTATAGTGTTCAAAATATATCTCAAAAAGATAGTGTCTATATACTTCTTTATGATGAAGAGCAACTTCAAATCCAGTCTATACGCTTAAGCCCCAACTCTGGGAAATATAATTTATTACCACTTAAGCCTGACTACAGAATTGCTATAGTTGGTAATGGAGATGTATTTATTGCTTAAAAAGCGACATATATATTACTAACTTGAAAGGTGATTTTATATTATGAGAAGAAATATTTCAGTAATATTAATTTTAATATGTTTATTCTTTAATTCTCTTGCATTAATTCCCACATTTGCGGCAACCACATTTAAGGAGGGTATTTATCAATTATCCAATCTTAATGTTGCGCAAAAAAATCGTTATACTGTTCAAAATGTATCACCTGATAATAGTGTTTATATAGCACTTTTTGATGAAGATCAACGTCAAATACAATCTATCTATTTACCACCCAAATCCGCAAACTATAGCTTGCTTGTTCTTGACCCTAGTTATAGAATTGCAATTATTGGGAAGGGTGAAGTAATTATTGCTTAAAAGACACTTTGTAGTGTCTTTTTTTATGAACAATTTTCCCCCCTCTAAATTACTCTCTAATTTCCTCATCCACTTTATCATCCTTCTGAATATATCCCATTTCCATAAGCTCTTTATTTAAAGCTTCTTTAATATCTAATCCTTCCTCTTCCATTCTCTTTTGTACTCTTGGAACCAATATATCAACTATATCTTTAATAATTCCCATCCTTATAGCTCCTTTTTAGGAAGAGAGCTTTAATTAACTCTCTTCTTATTTATCTTTTGCAGTAACCTTAACATTAACAATTGTAATCCCTGCTAACGCGCCTTCTAGTCCTGCAAGCTATTGATGAATATTTTCAATTATATCCTCACATAATAATTTTAGTTATTTAATGTATTCTCTAGAATATAAGAAAGAAGGCTTACCAAATGAAAAAATTTATATATATTCTTTCTATATCATTGTTTTTATTATTTACTTTCAATACAGTATCTGTCGTAGCTCAGCCCCAAATGTATTCACAAGGTTTTTATAACATGAAAGATTTAAACTTAAGCGAAAATGTTAGTTATAAGGTTCAGAATAATCAGCCTTATGTTGAAGGTTTATTAATAATTCTTGATGCTGATAGAAAGATACAACAACTTGTACGAATACCCGCTAGCGCCACTCAAATTCCCATTATACCGCTTAAATATGACTATAGATTTATAATATATAATAATATTTTTTTAACTTTTTCTTAAATCATGAAAGGTGGCTTATCAAATGAAAAAAATATTGACTATACTCTCTGCTCTTTTACTTTTATCTTTTAGTATGAATAATCTAACAGTCAGTGCTAGAACAATAAATATCCAATTATCCGAAGGTATTTATACTATAAAAGATTTAAAATTGATGGAGAATACTACATACAACATTCAAAACACCTCTGCCGGAATTAACGTTATGATAAGAATGGATGGTCAGCAAGAAGTAATGGAATCACACCGTTTATTAGAAAACTCACCTAAATACAATATTGGTCCTTTGAAATATGTTGATAGAATTGTAATATTAGGTCCTGGTACTGTAACAATAACAGAATAAATATTTTCAAATTGCACATAATATAATGATTTAGTTAACATATTATTCATATAATCCATTTTGGCCCCATTAATTGGGGCTTTTTTAATGTGCAAAATTATTTATCAGCATTTGGAATTATTTGAAGCTGGACCTCATATAATTAAATGTGACCTCTTCGCTATTACTTTATTGCTCTTTTGTTTACTCTTTTGTCCATAATCTTTTTTTGCTTTTACCTAGTGATTTTTTAGCCCCTTTTTAGGGGCTTTTTTAATGCTCAAAACTTTTTACCAATATTTGTAACCTTTTAAAGTTAATCTTCATATAATTAAATATAGCTTCTTTGCTATTGCTCCTCTACTTACACTTTCATTCATAATCTTTTTTTGAATTTACCTAGTGACCTATAAGCCCCTTTTTAGGGGCTTCCTTCATGTTCCCACCAATTAATTAAATAGCATTTTTCATATTTATTTCTTTAATCTTCTTTACTGTTTTATAATAAAAAGCTGTCTGCTTGCCATCCCATTTAATATTCAAGGTTTCACCATTGTTATAAATCCTTACTACCTTGCCTATATGCCTTGTGCCTTCATACTCTATTTCTACCAGATCATCTTCTTCAAACTCTATAAGATTATGAGCAAAAGTTGATGGTTTAATAATGCTTTTCTTCTCAGCAATATCTGTTTCTGCACTTAAAATATGCAAGCCTATATTTTCTTTAGGAATCTCAATTTTATATAATTCATCTTCATTGTATTTTGGTTTTTGTAAGTATTCTAATATCCATCCTTTAGGATTTATAACAAGTGTCTTATCTCGCTTTTGAATTATTATATTAGCATCACCTTTACGTTTAATGTATTCTGTAACGTGCATGTCCTTTAGTTTTTTAAGCTGCATATCATTTAATTTTCTATCTTGATTTACAAATAAAATTTCATCAGCTGGAAGCAGATCTATATCTTTTTTTAGCTCCAGTTCTTTTACTCCATCACTGTTAAAATACAGTGTCTTTTCTTCAAGCTCTACAAGCAATACTCCATATATTCTTTTAACTATTCTTGCTGCATTGGGTTTATATAGATTAATAATTTCTGCAAATTTATCTTTATGAATTTTAGCTATTGGTGCATACTCTTTCTTATGCTCTTTAACTTCATTGAGAACTAAATCAAATATGCTTATTTGACCATCTAAAACTTCATCCATTTTATTTTTAATCATCGTTATCCCACCCAAGCAGCTTCTTTTCTAAATTGTCATAGTCATATTTTCTTGGCTCGAAATTATTAAATCTGAGTGGTTGCACCTCTTTATTCTTAGCTATCTTAACTGGATTTTCTTTATCTACATAATTGCCTTCTAAGATCTTAATAAAATTATTTGGCTTTACTAACCAATCAAAGGTTACTGTCCAGTTCTTATTGTTTTGACCTTTTAGGAAACTGCTGCATTTTATATTTTCTATAGCTTCAAGTATTTTATCTTGTCCATATTCTTTAAGCCTTGCTTGAAGTAATTTATATCTGTTAGTGCCTTTATTTATAGATATGAGCTTTTGGAGTCCAAGTTCATTCCACTTATCTATTATGGGTTGCACTTTAGTGCTACTAACTATATCTTTAGATATAGTATTTATATTATTAATTGTATTATTAAGTATTGTATTATTATCTTCACAGTTTTCCGAATACCCTCTGTCGATATCTCGAGTACCTCTATCGATATTTCGAGTAGCTTAATTATTCTACTTTCTATTGCTTTTGTGCCTACTTTGTATTTATAAGAAACACTTAAAAATCCTTTTTTCTCTAAAGATTTTATTATTTCACTACACCTGTTTTTAGATAAGCCAAAAAACTCAGCAAAATAGTCATTAGACGCAAAACATCCCTTTTCATTATCTAAGCTATCTATTTCAACTAAAAATAATTTTTCATTCATAGTTAAGTGAGTATTCAGCCAAATTTCTTTTGGTATCCATATGCCTTTAAAATCTCTTTCCACAGTCTCGCCTCACTTTCATTATTTGTAATTTAAATTAACTAAAAAACTTAGCTGCATCTACTTAAAGCAACACAGCACCTTTTACATATTTCAATAAATTCTTCAGGTGTAGTCTTTTTATTAAAACTTGTCCTATTAAACCTTATGTCTTCTCTTGTCATAGCAAAAATAATATTAAATTCTTCTTTGCTAACTTTTGATTTTAAATCATTTAAGAATTTTAAAACCATTTACTTTTCCTCCATTTCAATTTATAATGGAGATACGGATGGGCGTCCGTATCTCAAACATTGATTGAACCTTTATATAAGGTTCTTTTTTTATTTATAAAGTTCATCTTCTTTCATGTTTTTATGTTCATAAAAATCAATACATTTTTTTGTATTCACATCAGTAAATTCAACATATAAATCTCCACATTGATTAAAACAAACTTCTCCAACAGTTACTGTATAGATATCATTAAGCAAATCATTTTCAACTGTAATAGTCCCATCTTTTATTTGCTTCCACATACGTCTTTTTCTTTCTGGAGCATACATTATTGTGTATTCACATTTTTCAGAATCACTTTTAAGAACGTCATAGCCTATTTTCCATAAGATTTCTATTATATTCATCTTCTGAATTTCTCCTTTAATATGTTTAAAATCAGTTAATTTGCTTTTAATATCTTTAGAGCATTATTTAAAACCTGAAGTCTTAGCTCTGGAGGACACATTTTCATAACAGCAGCAACTTGTAACTCTGCCATAAGCTCATCAAAGCCTTTTTTATCTTCTAATCCTATAATGGTTACCTTTAATTCATCGCCTTTCATATCCATTCCCCCGTAAATATAAATCATTTCATAATATGTTTTCTTATCACAATGTGTTACCTAGCAAACTTTATAGTTATAATTGCACATACCATTTCATCAAGTGTTTTCATTATCATTTGCCAATCATCTTTTTCATCTTCATCAACTTGACCATCACGTGAAATCTTAATCATTAACTTCTTAATGCTCTCTAGATCTTCAAGCTCATCTAAAAATGTTAATACTGCTTCAGCCAAATGTTTAACTTCTATCTTTGGAAAAAGTTCTTTTCCTATCAAAGTATTTTGATAATGCTGCAAAATTAAATATGGGCGATTATATATCTTAGCCATGTCAATCACTATGTTTTCTGGTGGTGTTCTCTTACCTCCTTCATATGCTATTAAACTATCAACAGATATATCTAGTAGTTCTGATGATTTTTCTTGAGTTAAGCTTGTACATCCTCTCGCTATTTGGTAAATATTTCTGTAGTTTTCTACCATTTCTTTCCTCCAATCTTTGTATTAAAATTACTTATACAACATTTTGTAGTATTAAAATACAAAAATATCCTCAAATAAGGTCATCATACTTAATTGATAATAGCTTTGTATTTTTTTCATTAAATCAACACTTGGATTTCTATATCCTCGTTCTAAGGCACTTAATGTTTTCTGAGATATTCCAATATCTCTTGCTACATCTTGCTGACTTTTTTCGCCACGTGCCAAAACAAGATTACTTCTCATTTCTCTCCCTCCATTACTACGTTTTGTAGTTACTATATTTATATAATATACTCCATCTTGTAGTAATACAATGAAAAAGCAATACTTTTCACAACAAATATATGTAAAAAATAACTCCATTAAGTAGTAAAATGTTATTGAGGTGTTTAATATGAATCGATTGAAAGAATTAAGAATAGAAAAAAATTTAAGCCAAAATCAATTAGCAGAATTATTTAATATTTCACAGCAAGCGGTAAGCCATTATGAAAAAGGCGTTAGAGGAATTGACTCTTCACTTATAAAAACTCTTGCTAGATTTTTTGATGTTTCAACTGATTACTTATTAGGCATATCTGATGTAAGAAATTATACTGAAGATTCAAATATTACTATTGCACTTAATAGTGATACTGATTATGATGATCTTCCAAAGGAAGCTAAAGATGAGATTAATAATTTTATTGAATATATAAAACAAAAATATAAAGATAAAAAATAAGATGTTCATTTAATAACATCTTATTTTTACTTCTATGAATAACCAGTTATAGGACTTTATTCTTCTATAAAAAAACTCGAAAGAAAATTCAAATTACTGATTACCTAGAATTCGTAAATTACATACCTTCTCTTTATAATAACTCTCATTATTCAATCTATGCTCTAACCAGCCGTCTGTTCTATCATAATCAATTCTTAATTTTGATAATTCATTACAATATAAATACTTACTTGGATAAGCCGTCTGTTCATTTAATGCTGAATTTGTTCTTATGGTAGTTGTAAAAAGTACTACTGCATCCTTAGCTCGAGTTAATCCAACATAGTGTAAGTTCCTTAAACTAACTTCATTCGTTCCCCCTCTCTCACCTGGAAAACACCACGCATTTAAATCCATATGAAATACTAATCTAAATTCAAGCCCTTTTGATTTATGTAGTGTCATAATCTGAACTTCATCATCAGCGGCTATTCCATACGATGAAAGTGTCTTATCTTTTGAAATAGTTTCATATAATAGATTAATAGCTTCTTGATTATATGCTTCTGGCTGAATTAATCTGGCTATAGTTTCAAATATTGATCCACTTTTTTTTAATTCTAAATATGATAATCTTTTAAAGACTTTTAGTAAATTATATAATTCTAGGAATTCAGCTTTCTCATATTCCTCATTAAAGTAACCTGATGCAAATTCAAATGGAGTTATTGAGTCAAAGTAAAAATCTAATAATTTCGTGAATATCCCACCCCATTTTGAGTTATCTTTATCGAGCTTACCTTCAAAAAACACTCTATGTTTCATTCCAATATTATCGCTTACGAATTCGGCAGTTCTATTACTCCATGTCAAGATTGCAACATCATTGTAATTATTTATAGAAAATTTCTTCATATATTTTTCAATTAATTCCGGAAACACTGCTGATGCCGTTGACTCATTCCCTTTAACATAAACTTGAAATACTCTTTTTTCTAATAAATTATTACATTTATAAGTGCAATCCATTAATTTTCTTGAATATTGTACAATAGATTCATGGCATCTATGATTTTCGGATAGTGATAGTGATTTATAATTATCATCATTCCATAACGATAACAAATTATCTGAATCACTAAAAATAGCTTGATCCAAATCTCCAACTGCCACACCAGTTACTCCAAGTTCAACTATGTTTTTAAATATTACATGTGTTGTATCTGTACAATCTTGATATTCATCGATAAATATATATTTATATCTTGATTTTAAATACATTTGGCAATCAGTGGATTGTTCCAATACCATTAATGCAATTTTAGGTACTTTATTTAAGGCAATAATGCCTTCAGATATCATTTGCCTTACAACTTTCCACAATTCCTCATTTCTTTCCGATAAATTTGACCTACTATTTGCCTTATTCCACTTTTCGTCAAATTTATTTGTATTCTCTATACTAAGCTCTGACTTAGCTTCCGAAATTATATGTCTATAGAATTTAAAAATTATTTCGTTAATTATAAATTTATGCACAGTTCCAAAAAAACTTGACTTTACACAACTACTTTCTTTCAAACATCTTTGTTTTAACTCCCTACTTGCCTTATTTGTATAAGATATAGCAATCAGACCTTGATAATCTTCTAATTCTTCAATAATTTTGATTATTTTCTTTGAAACAGTAAATGTTTTACCGCTACCCGGACATGCATTAACTACTAGATTCCCTTCTTCTTTTATGATATTTTCTTGTTCTTGAGTTGGTCTCACTTGCCTTCCTCCTTTTAACTTTATTTAATCCATTAAACTTCCTACGTTCATTATACCTCTTAGTCCTCTTGGGTTTTTGACTTGTTTCACTCATTGCAATACTAATAGCCTTATATAATGGTTCTGCTAATTGATCATCCTTGATTTTTTCTAGTTCTAATGAATTTTCCTTGACAAAATCATACATATTTAATGCTTTCTTTGTTTGCATCTTTTTAATCAGTTTAACTTTATCTGTTTCTTCATAATAATTAGATAATGAATTAAATAGCGGAGAATTAACCAAATCTTCTTCTAAATCTTTATAAGATATAAATACATTAAATTCTCTTAGTTCATTACGTACTGTATTTATATACGTTTCAGAATTTGCAGGCGTATTAGATTTTGCCATGTCCCATTCACCATTATTAGAAAATTCGTTATAAAGTTTATTTAATAGAGGATATCTTTCATGATTAACGCATTTTAATGCAGCATCTAATCCTCTTTTAATGCCAACTGCTCTTCTAAGAGGTTTTTTTTGAACCTTAGAAATATCATTATCAGTTCTCATTAACCATTTAATATTAAGTGACTCAAATACTGAAGCATATTCTGAAAATGCAATTCCATTAACTGCTATAATACTAATATTATATCTATCCAAATCAATATTCAAAGCATTAGCTAAGGCTTTATAAAAAACGACTTCTGAAGGTCCTTCGACCAAAAAAGCTATCTTCGCAAAGAAAGTTTCACTTGATATTAAATCAAGCCTATAGGCAAGTGAATCAAAAGCCTTTTTCATACTATTATTGCATCCTCCGCCTGCTGCAATTGTGCCTTTGTCAACCTCAAAATCAAGTTTAACAATTGAATCTGGCGAAAATTCACATGCAATTTGAGGTGAATGTGATGAGATAATCAAAACACCATTTATATTTTCGACTAGATATCTTGACAATCTTCTTTGTTGATGTGGATGAAGATGTGCTTCTGGCTCCTCTATGGCTACAAATGTCACTTCCGAAGGAGAATCTGATGATATTCTGTTAGTTGCCCAAGTTGCTAAAAATACTTGATTTTTTCGTCCATCTCCACCAACTCTTACTTGCTTACTATTTTGAGACATAGATAAATCAAGATTGTCCAACATTTCCTGAATATCATTATTTCCGGCAATTAAAGATACATCTATCGGATCATTATGTAACGATAATTTACCAAGTTCATCACTAATCTTAATCATTGATTCAGAAATATAACTTAGGTTATTAATGCTTGAATTTAATTTACTCAGTTCCCTATTTAACTCTTCTATTTTACACATATCACGCTCATATTTTTTAGGATTTTCTTTCATTAACTTTTGAATAGAATTTTTAATTATTGACTTTCTTTCCTTTTTTATAAATAAATCTAAGTCTCTAACAGTTGATACATATTTCATATTAATTCTTCTTAAATATGCTCTACCTTGGACTCTATCTAGCATATCTTCACTAAATCCTTGAAAAATTTCAAAATCCGAGTCACGTTTTTTTGAATATCTTATGAATAGAGTTTCAGATTTTATTGCTCCACCAAAGTGAGAAATCAAACATTCTTCCTTTATATTAACTATCTTTACAGTGATCTCAATTTTATCTGTTTTTTCATGCATATAAAAATCAGATTCAGTAAGATTTATATCATTGTCGCTTAATGATTTATCAAATAATATTCTAAATGCATATAAGAGATTGGTTTTTCCAATATCATTTGATCCTATCAACAATGTTTTTTCATTAAGTTTTATTGTTGCATTTTTAAAGTTTCTAAAGCCTTCTATCCTTATCCATTCTATTCGCAAATTTTTATCCTCCATCCTAATTACACTTATAATCTCTATAGTTATCACGCAATTCTAACAAATTTTCTTGTATTACAATATATTCTTCTAAATATATTGTAATTATATCATATTTCGTAAATTATTTACTTAAGCAAATTGAACAAAGAAGAAATATTTGCTCCCATTGAATATATGTTCCCTTTTGTATCATACTAATATCATTAATACTGATAATGGCTGTGATTGACTAATGAACAAATTAAATGATATTTTTTGTATTATTGAGAAAGAGAAAATACATCTTGAGGAAAGAAATCTTAATCAGTATTCATTTAATGGAATTTATTTTAAAGCTCCAGAACTTCCTCCAGTTATAATAGTAGAAAAATCTATTATTAATGATAGGTGTAAATATATATCTATTCTCGCTGAAGAGTTAGGACATCACTTTACTAGTTTAGGTAATTTAACTATTGAATCTAAAAATTATTCCGAAAAACTTATGAAGAATAAACAGGAGCATAAAGCTAAATCATGGGCTGCTAATTTTCTTGTGAGCGATGATGAATTCCTACAAGCATTATGTAATTGCATATCTACTCCTTGTGAGATATGTGATTTTTTTAATATAACTAATGAAATGTTACAATATAAGATTCATTCTATAGTTGTTGATGAAAATAGATATAATCATATAAGATCTGCATTAAAGAGAAAGGAAGTCCCATATAATAGTTGTGAAATATAGTATTTTCCCTACTACTTTTTAATAAATATATGTAGCTATACTATATTCAATTAACTTAACCTATTTATAAAACTACAATCAATGTATAACACTTTGGAGGTATACTATGAAAGCAGCTATTTATTCTAGAAAATCAAAATTTACTGGTAAAGGTGAAAGTGTAGAGAACCAAATAGAGCTATGTAAATCTTATGCTAAAAATAACGGCTATGATGATATTTATATATATGAAGACGAAGGCTTTTCAGGTGGTAATATAAACAGACCTGAATTTAAATCTATGATGAAGGATGCTGCAGCAAAAAAGTTTGATGCAATTATTTGTTATAGACTTGATAGAATTAGCAGAAATGTTTCTGACTTCTCTACTCTAATTGATGAATTAAAAGTCCTTGGCATTGATTTTATTTCAATACGTGAACAGTTTGACACTTCTAGTCCTATGGGTACTGCTATGATGTTCATTAGCAGCGTATTTGCTCAATTGGAACGTGAAACCATAGCTGAGCGTATTAAAGATAATATGTATGAACTTGCTAAAACTGGTCGTTGGCTTGGTGGCACTCCCCCTTTTGGTTTTTCTTCTGAACCTATATATTATTTAGATAATAATTCTAAGCAAAAAAAGATGATGAAATTATCTCCTATTAATGAAGAAATTTCTTTAGTTAAACTTTTATTTGAGGAATATTTAACTCTTGGAAGCCTTGGAAAGCTTCAAAAGTATCTTATTCAAAATGATATTAAAACTAAAAGAAATTCTCCTTGGGATATAAAAGCCTTGCAGCTCTTACTTAGAAATCCTGTTTATGTTAAATCTTCTGAACTTGTTATAAGTTATCTTTCAATTAAAGGTGCAACTGTATTTGGTGATCCAAATGGTAACGGAATATTAAGTTATAACAAGAAAGATTCTAAGGATAAATATAAGGATATTAGTGAATGGATCCTTTCTGTTTCAAAACATGAAGGTGTAATTGATGATAATTTATGGATTAAAGTTCAAAGACAATTAGATAAGAATAAAGATCTTGCACCTAGACTTGTTAATGGCAGCGAATATGGTGTATTTAATTCAGTGCTTCATTGCGCTAAGTGTGGTGGAAAGATGATTCAAAAGCAAGGGCATGTTTCTAGAAAGACTGGTGAAATTCTTCGTTATTATATATGTATAAATAAAATTAACCCAAGTGATAATACTTGTGATTCTAAAAATATAAGGCTTGATAAATTAGAAAAGAGTGTTATGAAAGAACTTTTTAAGGCTACAGATAATAAAGGCTCACTTATTAAAGCCATTGAAGAATATAAAAAATCTTTAGAATCTGAAGCTGTAGATAAAAGCAGTATTAAATCATATGAAAAGCAGATATCTCAAAAGGAGCTGCAAGTAAAAAATTTAATTGATAAGCTTTCTTTAAATCCTAACATATATGATTTGCTTTCTTCTAGAATTGAAGAATTAAATAAAGAGATTAAAGAATTGAAATTTAAAAAGTTTGAATTAGAAAATACTAATAGTAATTTAAAAGCAGCTATTAAAGAAATTAACGCTTCAACTTCTATGCTTTTGAATTTTAAAAAACTATGGGAAAATGCTGATTATTCTATGAGAAAGCTTCTTATAAATTCTTTTGTTGATTATATTTCTTATAACTCAGATACTCAGGAAGTAGTTATAAAGCCATTTTGCACTAATAAAAAAAAAGGCGCTCTTTAA